TGCACAATGTAACCCAAACGACAATGTTCGGGCAAACGAAGATAGATACAAAAGTAGGCACCGCGGTAAGCATCTCTCCCAAAGTGGCGAGGATATATAACGATTTCATTTATCAGTTATACGGAGAAGTAAGGAGTGATAGAAGTGGATTGACATTGGAGGGAAACCCTTATTGGAATTTAGGAAGAGGGATAGACTACCGCGGTTTTAAGCCTACAAGTGGCTATGTTTCGCTCGTGAGGTATCTTTTGGATAATGTAGAGGACTACCCTCTATTTGATGCTAATTATCTGAAATTCGGTGGGGAAATAACAAATGAATTTGGGCTATGATGATAAACCACAATTTACTGCTGTACAGCTTGTTTGAGGATGCCTTTAAAGTGAGTTTCAAAGGCAATGAATACACGGCAAACTATGGAGAGGCTGATTTGTTTGAGCTTTGGAAGTTATTACAAAGTAAGAAACAGAAATACCCTGTTATTTGGCTGCAAACAGGATACAGCGTGGTTCACGATGTAAAGGGACAAAAAACCAAACTCAAAGGCATGAGGTTTTTCTTCATTACTCTGGGTTCGGAACACGCCTTTTACAAGGATAGGTTCAAATCTACCTTTGAGGAAGTGCTTCTGCCTTTATTAGGCTCTTTCTTGGATAAGATAAGAAAGACTAACGGAATATCTTTTGAGGAGGATAACTATTCATTTGTGTCACTGCCTTTCAATGATATATCAGAATTAGCAAGTAGAGAGAGGGACTACGGCAACAAGAGAGGAAGCCAAACGACCACTACGCCTGACATATGGGATGCGATAGTGCTGGATATCAGTCTGAATATAGACAATGAATGCGTAAATGTTAAACCATTTAAAATTTAAAAACTTATGTTAAAACAAAGCTTCTGCGGTTCAGCAGAGATGATAGCGCGACTTGGAGGTGCATTTTGTGGAGAGAAATTGGTTACAGGGTTTGCACTTCTTGACAGAAGAGTGGAAATAGACCCTGCAACTTTCAACAAGACAGCGTTGGATAAGATTATCCAAGAAGATAAATTCATTGGTAAAATATCTTTCTTCAATGTGGAAGATAACGACCAAGAGGCAGATTACAACACATCTGTAAGAAAAGAGAGGAGCCGTTCTATCCCTGGGACAAAAGGATACAGATTTACCTTTGACAAAGGCTCTTCGTTCCAAAATGAATTGGCAAAATTGGACAACAGCGACAATTACAGCTTTGTGCCAATCTTTGAAGATGGCTCTGCACTTTTTGCGATTAAAGCAAATGGAAAACTTATGGGATTTGCTTGTAAGTTGTTCGTGGGAGTTAAGAAGTTAAAAACTACTTCGGAAGTGTCAGGTTCTACATTAGAAGTGGACATCTTACCTGATGCTATGATTTATTGGCAGAAGTCTGAAAATGTGTTTGAAAGTGATGAGTTTTCTTTCAACGAGATTAACCCAATCATCAAATTGGCAGTTTCTACTGGTGTATTGACAAACACGGCTACGACTACCAAAGTGAAAGTAACAGAGGCGTTCTCTAATGCTAATGTAACAGGGCTTACGGATGCTGGTAAGTGGAAGATAGAGGAAGATGGTGTAATTGGTAACATCACGAATGTTGCTTACGATGCATCAGCGCAGGAATATACTCTTACTCACTCGGCTCTTGCTACTGGTAAGAAAGTAAGGTTTATCACTTCTGACAATGGATTGAGAGTGATAAGCCTTGATACGAACTACTATACAGGGGAAAGTGAACTTAAATCCGTAGTATAATGGAACTGAAAATTGGGGCTTATACTTTTGGAAATATGGAAAATTTCAAAAGTAAGAAAGAAGCCAAGGAATACATCTTGGGGATATACCCTACTCTTAACGAGGAAGATGTAGAGAAAAGCTTGAAACCTTTATTTAGAAATGAGCGAGAAACTAATCAATCCGATAACATTGCTGAAACGCATTCAGGCAGCGAAAAGAGCGTTGCCGGAGATAATGCGGACGACAATGGAAGGGAGAAAAAAGGAGCTGGTAAATCTAAATAAGGAAAACCTTATGCAGGGGAAAGATAGTGAGGGCAATGATATGCCCTCCTATAAAGACCCTGAATATGCAAACTTCAAAACCTCTATTAACCCAAATAATAGGGGTTTTTGGGATTTGCGAGTGACTGGACAATATCAGAGTTTTGTAGATGTTATCATACATCCAGCAGTTATTTTCTTCAAGAATGACTTACAGAACGAAAAGGCAAAGTGGCTACATAGTAAACTTGGAAAAAGGCACTTGGGGGTAACCGAGGAACAAGGCTATCAGTTTCAGTTGGACAACAAGCCCGAAATAAGGAAAAAGATATTAGATATCATAAACAATGGCGTGTAATTGCAGCAAACCGATAACCAAGAGCGAGTGCGCTATGCTCCGAGAGTTTAATGAAGATGGACGTATGTTTATCTATCATATCTTTGATGACAAAGGTCTTGTGGTGGCTTATGTGCCAAAGGGCAAAAACCCTAACGATATAGCCCACGAGCGAGGCTTTTATAACGAAAAAGGAGAATTAGAATGGTATCTAACCTCCGAGCATCCCTGTTTATGGGAACAAAAAAACACCTAATTAAAGGTGTTTTTGTTTTTATTGTTTTGTGCAGTAGTAACTAAATACGCCAATAACTCTGCCAGGTTTTCGTATTACCATAACAATCTCATAATATTCCCCATCCTTGAGCGGTTTTTTATCCCAAACATAGAACAAGTATCCTTTTTTATTGTCACCCGCATAAGGGTATCTGTTTTCAGGGTTAGCGAAAAACTCTTCATGTTCTCCGTTTTCATCTGTCCAATATACTGTATTACCTTCTCTAAACTCTAATTTGTATTTTCCAGCAGGAACGGCTTCCCATCCTGATGGAGTATCTTTATAATGAACTTGATAAACGCCTTTCAATTCTTCCGTAAAAGGCACTTCTATTATTCTTGGTTGTTCTTGTGGTGTTTCATCTGAACTTCTATCACACGAAACAACTGAAAACACGCTGAATACAGCAATAAACAAGGTAAATATTCTATTCATTTTTAAAGGTTTTTTTATTTCAATGCAAGATAACAAAAAGTTAGGAATAAATGCCTATGTTTCATTGCTTTTTTATCTTATTTTTATTTAGTCTAAATAAATATAATATTGTATTTTTGAAGAAATTAAAGTAATGCAATTATTCTGGTATCACAGCCCTGTTCGGTTCTACAAGACTCTTGAAGAGTTGCAAGATATGACCAATCCACAGAATACGCAATATTTTGGGGAAAGAAATCCATATCCGTTGGAATTAGGCGTAAAACATCGCTTTGTCTTGCCGATGTATGGCAACACACTGCCTATTGGCGATTACAAGGTGTTCTTGGTTAGTGGAACAAACAGAACAGAATTAGAGAGTTCAATTTTTGAAAAGGAAGGCTACCTGAAATATGTAACCTTTCAGTCTGATAAGCCTTTGACTGGTAGACTGGAAATAGTGGACATTATCACTGGAAGAACGGAATACTACTCTAATTGTGTTTGGTTCTTGGACTCTACCGATGCACAAGGGCGAAAGTTTATAAGAGTGGCGACAAAACACTCTTACAACAGAAATTTGTTTGAGTTTGATGAAGAGGGAGCGTGGATTGTGACCAATCTACCAGCATACTGCCTTGGCGATATACGAGTAGAGGCAGAGATTTCCAACAACAGAATAGGCGGCAATTCTACGCTGAAAGTCAAAGATAGTTACATCGATGAAGTGGTAAGTTATGAGTTTATAAGCGGTGGCGATGGTAACATCTTGAATTTTATTCAGGTTCACACTACCAACAACCAATTTTTCATCGATGGCACACAGAGAACGGCACTTGAAAAGATAGACCGCTCGGACTTTGCAATGAGTGGGAAAATGTCCTTTACCAATGTTAAGAATGCCAGTGGGCTGAATGTTCTGCTAAATGAGTATGAAATTTTTTCTAAATAAAACACGATGAGAAACGAGATAGTACAAGTAGATATTGAGAAAGTAAGGCGAGAAACAGCCACAGGAGGGAATACTTGCCAAAGGATCGCTTCTATCCTTACCCAGTTGAATGATAGCAAGTTAGAAAACAACGAGGTCACAGAAAAACTGAACGAAAAAGCAGACCTTACGGATTTGAATTTAAAGGCTGATTTAACGGCAGGAAACCTTTCGCCAGAAAATATACAGGCTTGGAACACCAAGTTAAAAACTATTCCTGATGCACCGAGTGATAATAAGCAGTATGCTCGTAAGAATGGAGCGTGGGAGGAAGTAGTAGCCACAGGAGGTGGTGGTGGTGGTTCTTTTACGCTACCTGACAATATCGCCACGATTGATAAGAACGGCGAAGTAGGTAACGCCTACGCAAAGGCTACGGAAACGATTACCAACACTGATGCTGATTACAAATATGTAGTGATAACCAATGATGCAGGGGGAACGAAGAAAATGCAAGCCAATGGTCTTGGCAGCAATGTAGCAAACAGCTCACTCACTTCGGTAAATGGTGCTGGGCTTACCCTTGGAGCGAATTGGTTCATCGATACGGCAGGCTACTACTACTCTATCAAGGGGCTTTCTGATAAGTCAGCAGATGATAGTTTTGACAGATTCCTTGTGCAGGATGCTGATGGTAAGGTGGAGCAATTCCTACTGAACAAGTTATTCAGCAAGGCTTATGACTTGGAGGATAAGATAAACGATAAGGCGTTCAACGGCTACCTAATGTACAATCCCGCAACGAAGCAGATAGGGTTTTCAGGTGGAGCAAAAGTCGTTACTACATTCAATGTTCCTGCGACTATCAATGTGAATGTAAAGAATGTTTTGTCTAATATCAATGCCGTGGCGCCAGCGAACAATCAATATTCTCAAGATATTAAGAACACCATAGCGAAGATAAAGCAGTTAGAGGATATAGGATTTACACCTGTTCTCGCTTCTGAAATGGTTGTAAGAACACTGGATAGAAGCAGGTTTCCACAAGCGCTGATAAGCAGGAACTACCAACTACCTACGCCTTTCGCTTTGAGTGATGGAATGATTGCAGGAATTAAGTCTACTGCCTTCCCTGCTGATTTCAGGAATAATGTTTATATGGCATCACATGAGGGCGAGGCACTTTATTCAGTAGGAATAAACAAAGAACTGCCCACAGACAGAAACTGGGTCTTTAAATTCAGAATCTATAATAGCATTGTTTTATTCCGTAACAACGGTTCTTTTGGGGGCATTCATCTTTCAGATGTGTTGAACACTTCGCCAAAGATAGACTTGGCTAATGATATAATAGCAGAACTTAAATGGGGGGCTGAATACACAAGTATAAATAACAGAGTATCCTCACAAATACAGATTAACGGAATAGACGGCTTTACTGATGTTTACCTGATAAAAGAAGGTGGTCTGATTACGCTGTTCACAATAACAAGAAACACAGGAACGATGGCGATATCATCATTCACTGCGCAAAACACGGATAAATACATCCATTTTGTCACGCCATTTACAAGTTTGTTTATCACGGATTTTGTGATTAAAGACATAAGCTATTCAATAACATAAAAAAACAAATATTATGAACGAGAACTTAATGATACCGAAGCAAGTGCAGGGGATTTTAGATGAAGTAGAGAAAACACCGCTTTATCTTGCAGAGTTGCCAATGGAGGCGCATCCGAAACTTCCACAATTTAACCGATTTATCCGAGTAATTAACTTGGATGCGAAAAGTGAGAACGAGTTTGTAATGTTCGGTTACAAGCAGGTTCTGAAAGACAAGGACACAGGCGAGGAAATCAATATCCAACTACCTGCGCCTGAATGGGTGGTTTATAAGGACACTTGGAGTTATCTACGAGGAACAAAGAACGAGCTAATCAATGTTCCAGTGAAAGATGAAGAGGGTAAGGCTACGGCAGAAACACAGCCGATAAAGGTCAGCAGTTACAAGTATATGCTTTGGCTGATGAAGAATAACAGAGCCACACTGTTGCAGTTAATTCAGGGGTATTTGGCTGATTTTGTAAGGACTAAAAGTGAAGAATTAGATAAGTTATGAAAAACATAGGCAAATTTATCGGTGGGCTGTTTCTGTTCCTTTTAGCGTGGTTGCTGTTTCTTCCTTTATCATTGTTGAATTTCTTGGCTGTGGCGATAAAGTTTAAGGATTTAGGCTATTTCAAGAGTTCGGCAGTCAATCTGGACAGGTTCGGAAACTTTGAGTTTAGAACGCTTTTCAATTTGGTTTTAAAGAAAAAAGGAGGCTATGAGTTCGGAAACTTTGAGGAAACGATAAGTTCAGCGCTTGGGAAGAACCAACGAAACGGTACACTGACAAGGACAGGAAGAATTTTAGCGTGTATTTTAGATACGATAGAAAAAGAGCATTGTAGAAAGAGTATTAAAGAATTTAAATATTAAAAAAAATGATTATAGATTATTTGGAGAGAGATTATAACACATTGATAACAACCTTGTTTGTGGTGTGTTTTACTTGGATTGTGGTTATTGTAGCGATGCTCATTGACCTTTATTTCGGTATTAAAAAAGCGAGGGAATTAGGAGAAGCAACCAGTTCGGAGGGATTTAGAAGAACCATCAACAAAGCGACTTATTATTTTGCCTTGATGGGTTTTGCTTTTCTCTTTGACATCTTTGATGTGGTTACGCCTTATTTCTTTCCGCATCCGCTGGGAAGCGTGCCGTTTGTGAGCATATTTGTAGCGCTTGGACTTGTATTTACCGAAGCAAAATCAGTAAGAGAAAAAGCCGAAGATAAAGCCCGAAGACGCACCGATGAGAGTTTCAGAAAGATGCTGGAACTGATGAAAAACAGAGAAGATGTGATAAGAGAAATCGCAGACCATTTAAAAACAGAAAGAACAAAACAGCATGAAAAAAATAATACCGATACTTCTGATTCTTAGTTTGATAAGTTGTAGGAGTGTAAAAAAGGAGGTAACGAAAAACACTTCCAAAACAGAACAAACAGCGGTGGTAAATGCTCAGTCAGAACAGACTGGGCAGACCACTATAACGGAAAACAAAGCGGAGCAGAGCAAAACAGAGCAAACGGCGGTTTTGGAAACCGAAGCAAAGCAGGTTGTTCAATCTGAAACCGAACATACAGCGGTAAAAAACAGCGTGGAAAATCAGGCTCGGAATAAGACCAAGACCAAAAGAAGAAGGGAATATTTCCCTGATGGAGCGATTAAATCCGAAACAGAAACTACAGAAATGGAAAGCGAAATTGTTTCAAGGCAGCAACAGGAAATAGATTATTTAAAGGCTTCGGTGGTGGCTTTGAAAGAAGAAAAAGCTATGCTTGAGGAAGATTTAAAAACAGAACAGCAGAAGACTGAAAAGCTGGAACAACAAAATGAGCAATGGCGCAAAGCTTCACAGGAGTTAATATATAAATATGCTGATGCTAAGCATGAATTAAATAAAAATGTAAAAAGGGAATTTAATTTTGGTTTATTGGCGTTGAGTGTGTTGCTTGTTATTGTGGTTTATGAGTGCGGAAAACGACTTTTAAATAAATACATCAAATCATGGCAGACATAAAACATTTAAGACCATTTATATTAAAATGGGAAGGGGGATTGTCAAGAGATGCAAACGATACAGCGAGCAGGGTAAAATGTCCTACGCCTTACAAAGGAAAGACAGGCTACCACACGAATAAGGGCATAACTTATAATGTATGGCGTTCGGTGTTCGGATTTGACAACGATATGAGGTTCTTGGAGATGAACGATGCCGACTGGGATACAGTGATGAAAAAGCTGTTTTGGGACAGGTGGAAAGCCGATGAAATCAAAGACCAAGCGATTGCTAATACTCTGGTAGATTGGGTTTGGGGAAGTGGAGTTCACGGCATTAAGATACCTCAAAGAATGCTGGGAGTTACAACCGATGGTGTGGTAGGCACAAAGACCATAGAGGCGCTGAATAACGCACCGAAAGACTTCTTACAAAGGCTCTATAAGGAAAGGGAGGATTTCCTGCATAGAATAGTAAGAAGCAATCCTACACAAAAGGTCTTCCTCAAAGGCTGGATGAACAGAATGAACGATTTGAAAAAGTGGAATGAAAAGTTTGTCAAATAAAGAAAATATTCTATAATTGTAGGGGTAAGTTACTTTTATTTTTATTGTTGATTTTTTATTTTGTAAGCAACATCTTTATGGGTGTTGCTTTTGTTTGACTTTGTTTTCTTTTTTTTATTTTTGCTGAACATAAATTTGTGTTCATACAGAACTATTCAAGGGCAGTATCTTTAGTCGGATACTGCTTTTTGTTTACAATATTCTGCTGTAAATTGTTCACAAGTGGTTTTGATTACAATATTTAATCATCAGAAAAAACAGCATCTATTATCTTTCTGTGAACCTCATCTTTTATATGATTAGGGAATTTGCCCTCATAGATAGAGTGAACATCGCCTCTTGCGTGTCCTGTGAGTTCCATTAAAACATCACGATTTAACAGCAATTCTTTGCCGATATTGATAAAGGTATATCGTGCAGATTTGGAAGAGAAATAAGAAGTCACGCCTATTTCTTCCAGTTGTTTCCTGTATCTTTTAATGAAATTTCCTCTAACAGTGCTGATGTTTTGGGACTTGAATATATCTGTAATGTAGTCGCCCTCCTGTAATTCCTTTATAAGGGCTTCGGCTTCTGGGAATATAAAGTTGTTTATCACTTCATTTGTCCCTCCCTTAAACCGAGTGAATTTTACCCTGTTTCCTACTATATGTTCTTTTTTAAGGTTTGCCAAATCTATAAAGTCTATTCCACCAAGAAGAAACATCAGAAGAAAATACTTATCATATTTGGTTTTATCCTGTTTGTTTTTTATCAGCTTGATTTCCTCAATGGTCAGGTATTTATCCTTGGTAGGCTCTGGCTTCTCCATTATCTTATTGAATGGACCAATATAAGTGTCAGGGATATATCGCCCACGCTTAATTCCCTCGTTATACACGGCTCTTATATTTTTCAGATAAGAGTTTATTCCGTTGTTTGAGCAGGTGTTCTTTTTGAATAATTTAAAGCCGTTCAGAAAGTTGTAGTCTATTTCTGAAAAGGTCAAAGATTTTCTATAATCCCTGAAAACATTTAAAGTTGATTGCTGGATGCTTCGCGTTCCTGTGTTCGTTATTTCTTCTATTCTTTCCTCCCAAAAGCTATAAAAGTCATCATCCTTGCCGTTGAGATATTCAAAGATTTGCTGGGCGGTCATCCTTTGGCGTTGGTTGAGTAAATCATTTATCTTTTGTTTTGTTTCCAAAATATAGCTCATTATACCGATGTATAACGGATGTGATTTTTTAGGCTCTTCTTTTTTGAGGTCCCAGTTTTCAAGAGTGGAGAAAAAACCTGAAAAGCGATAAAGTCTGTCGGTCTTGCTGACATATATAGACAACACGAGAGGGAAGCCTTCTTTTTTGTTTTTGCTGGTATCAAGCTTTAAATTGATTTTCATTTGAACTTTGTTTGAACTTTTTTCCTATTTTATCCTATTTTATACCTATTTATTTACTGGTGTTTTTCTCCCTAAAATAGGCGTATTTTGCCTATAATAAAAAAGTAAGATACTGAAAAACAATATCTTACTTGATTGAGCCATTATCGGGACTTGAACCCGAGACCTCTTCCTTACCAAGTAAAATAAATAGATTGTTTATTTTGTTGATTTTAAGCCACTTGCGTAATATTGCGGTGTTTTTGTTTGAATAATGTTTGAAGTTTGAACTTAATCTTCTATTTCGTAAAACTCTTTGTATAGCTCTAACAATATTCCTCCATAGTTTACAGATGGATCTCCAACGCTTTGATTTATTTCATTAGCTTTTCTGCTCAATTCTTGAAAATTTTCAAGATAATAATCATCCAATGTGTTCATATAGTCTAAAAAACCTTGGATTACTTCCATTTGGAATCTACCCCAGCTGTCTTCTTCGTTAGGAATTGCCCCTGTCATCTTGATGAACGCAAACATTTTAAATTCCTCATCACTGGGCGAATTAACATCAGGAGCTTGAACTTCAGGTTTTCGTTCTTCTTTTGCTTCCTCTTTTTTCTTAAAAAAATCAAATATTCCCATTTTATCTATTTATTTCAGGTATTGATGGTCTAAAAGACACTATTTTTCTGTAAATGAATATCTGTAACACTTCAGATAGGTTTATCCTATAATCGCTGTATTTTTGATTATAGGAGTGGCAAATGATGTAGCCCTCTTCTGTGTTATGCTCTATGATTTGCTTAAATACTGTTCCCTCTGTGGATACTATTACAAACAGATTTCCTCTAATAGGCAGTTTTTCTCCGTTTTCTAAATGATATTCTTTTATCAGTATTTCTGTTCCATCAGGGATTGAGATACTTGTCCCGTCATCCATAGAGTCGCCATCTACACGAACAACAAGGTAGTTTCCTCTATCAAATTCTTTTGGGATTAGCCTTCTTTTCATTTCTGGGAGTGTGGCAGGATTGTATCCTCCTAATCTTCCAGCAACAGTAGAAAGGTCTGCATATTCTACTTCCATATAGTTATCATAAGGTATTGGCGAAACCTCATCTATGTATTTCTTTTCATATTTCAGCATTTCGCCCTCCCCTGTTAAGAGCCATTCTTTACTTAATTCAGGAAAAGCTGATACAAACTTATTTACAATATTGTCAGTTAAGTATTTTTCTTCTCCTTTAAGTGCAGCAGAAAAGTTTGTTCTTGGAAAACCAACTGCTTCTGCAACATTTGTTTTGGTTTTGTACAATATTGGATCTTTTCTTAAAAGATAATCCATAACAATAGATAATCTTTTATCTAATCCTTTTATACTACTTTTTTGTAGTAAATTTTCGTTATCTTTCATATCTTTGTGAAAATTTGGTTATGGAAAAAACAACTATTTTAAAACTTGATATTACCAACATCCAAGAATACGAAGAGCTTATTGCGCAGGCAGAAAGTGTTTTCAAAAAATTAGAAACATTTAAGCTGGAAGTAAAGCATCAAGCACCCTCTCTCTCAATGGAGAATGAAGATAAGGCTCAGCCTCAAAAGAAATAGACTTGTCATCCATATCTATAATAACCATTATCTTATAGTCTTCTAAATCTTCTTTTAAGTGGGCTAATTTACCCTCGTATAAAACCCTATTTTCTTCTTTTAGTTTTTCATACGCCAAATCACGAATTCCAAAAGAGTCTTTTTCTTTGCTACTCTTTACTACTACCTCTACCATACTAAATTTTTCTCGTTGATTTTCAGATAGTTACATATTTATACTAAATATATGTAGTATAAAACTTGCTTCATACTACAAAAGTGTAGTATATTTGCATCATAATATTACAAACAATAATACAAATATAAATAAAAAATGAATATACACACTAAGATTAAAGAAATTTATTATTGCATTTCTCCTGAGAGAAAAAATAGTGCGAGAAAGAGAATATCTGATAGGTTCGGCGTTAGTGTAGATTCTGTAAAGGTAAATTGGATTTACAACGGCGGAACACCAGATGATAAAGCAGAGGAAGTTCTTGCAATATTAAGAGAAGAAGTAAAAACACAAGTAAATCAATTAAAAGATGTAGCAAAATGATGACAATAACGGTTCCCTCCGCTATCCCAGAAGGCTATGTTTTAGTGCCGCAAGATACATATAACAGGTTTCTGAAACAGATAGAATGGGAAAGCATAGAAATGCCAAGCATCAACGATGTAAGCGAATACACAGGGATTTCTATTGAAAAGATAAAAAAGGACTTAAAAAAATACGACTGCCCACTTCGTGAAATAGAAAAAGGAGGAAAAGGCAGAGGAAACATTAAGAAATTCATTAAAAAATCAGCAGAACTCTACAAAGACTGGGTAAGAAAATAAAAAAAACTCCCAGCGGCAACTGAGAGCATTAACTTAAAATTATTTCAAAATGGAAACAACTTTAAAACAATTAACGATGGCAAATTTACAAAAAATAGCAGAAAAAACAACAAGAGGCTGTGATTTATACAGAGTAGCTTGGGAAATGATAGAAATCCAAGGGTTTGAAAACTACGATAACAGCGAATTTGAGTGGTTTCAATTATTCTTCGATGGACTTGACAGACAATGGTGCGTGGAGGAAAAAGTAAGTAAGAACAAATGCGAGTGGGTACTTACAAGAGATGGCGAAGAAATCTCACCACTTGGGAAACACTCAAAATTCATTGAAGACTTCATAGAAAGCAAAAAAGAAGAAGAATTAGAATACAGTTTTCATTAATAGATAGTTTGATTTTTCCACCGCCCACAACTTTTTTCATTGTAATACTCATATAACTTAAACAGGGCGGTGGTTTTTAAAAGATAATAAGATGAACGCAATACACAGACTACACAAATTAAGACTTTGGAAAAAATGGGTAATGAATAACAAAAAGTATGATTTAGCCTATTACCGAAACATATACGACAACAGCACCTATGAAAACGAATTACAAAGAGCTGACCGAATTCTTGCGATTCTTAAATAAAATCTACATAGAATACAAGGGCGAAGGGTTCAAGCCAACAGCAGAAGAATTTAAAAAAGTAAAAGAACGATTCACAACAAGATAAAGAACAAGTGCTGTTTGGATTTAACACAAAATAAATGTTAGAAATCTGGTAACAGACAGCGCTTTAAAAACTCCCTGATGCGAGTAATCTACCAAGAAAACAAACAAATACAGGGTAACACAGCCCAGTTGTCCGAAAACTGGAAAACACGAGCAACGCTGGGCTGTTTTTAAAAAAGTAAAACATAACCACCGCCAAGTCATACTAATAAACCTTTCTTGTTATACATTTTAATTTTTTCGGCGGTGGTTTTTAATAAAAAAAGATAAACAAAATGGAAAATAATTTAATCACATTACAGCAAGAGCCTGTAATTATTTACGAAAAAATCAAGAGTGTAGGTGTTGAAGTTCAAAAGAGAATTTCAGATTTGAATTTAGAAAACCAACTTGTAACAGAAGACACAATAAAGGCGGTTAAAGGCATCAGAACAGACTTGAACAAAGAATTTGCCGCCTTTGAAGAACAAAGAAAATTCATCAAAAACGCTGTTACGAAGCCTTATCAAGAGTTTGAGGAAAAGTATAAAGAGTTTATTGCGACTCACTACAACAACGCAGATAATACCCTTAAAAACAAAATCTCAGACTTTGAAAACAAACTAAAAGAAGACAAGGCGGAAAGACTGAAATCTTACTTCACAGAATTGTGTCAAAGCCTCCAAATAGACTTTTTGACCTTTGAACAAGTAAAACTAAATATTACTCTTTCGGCTTCTGAAAAGTCTCTAAAAGAAACTATTACAGCATTTGTAGAGGGCGTAAAGAAAGACTTAGACTTGTTAAAATCTATTCCAGAGTCTGATGAATTTAAAGCCGAAGTTTTACACGACTACAAGAAAAGCCTTGATATGGCGAATGCTTTGAGAAAAACTCAAGAGCGTAAGAAAGCCAAAGAGGAGGAATTGAAAAGAATAGAAGCAGAAAAAGAAGCCCTTGCCAATCGTGTAGAAACACCAGTTACAGAAGCACCAAAAGAAATACTACAAGCGCCAAAAGTAGAAGAAACACCAAAGCTGGTAGAAACTCAATTCCGAGTAAGAGGAACAATAGAACAGCTTAAAGCACTAAAACAATTCATCATAGAAAATAACATAGAAATTTTATAAAAATGGAAACAAAAGAAATAACAAAACAAGAAGAAAAAAATCCAAAAGTAACTTATGATGTAGCAGGGCAAGAAGTTACCCTATCATTTAGAATAATTAAGGATTATTTGACCAAAGGAAACGGAGCAGTTTCTGACCAAGACTTAATGCAGTTTATGAGCATTTGTAAGTTTAACCAACTAAATCCATTCCTAAATGAAGCCTACCTTATAAAATTTGGAGAAAAGCCAGCCCAAATGGTGGTATCTAAAGAAGCTCTAATGAAAAGAGCGGAAGCAAACAAGGAATACGAAGGTATCAGAGCAGGGCTTATCCTATTGAGAGAGGGGAAGATAACAGAAGTAGAGGGTGCTTTTTATTTGAAAGATGATGAGATTTTAGGAGCATGGGCAGAAGTTTATAGAAAAGATAGAAAATTCCCTATCGTGGCAAAAATTCCTTTATCAGAATATGACAAAAACCAATCTACATGGAATGAGAAAAAAGCCACAATGATAACCAAAGTAGCCAAAGTTCAAGCATTGAGAGATGCATTCCCAGCACAATTAGGAGCAATGTATACTTCGGAAGAACAAGGAGTAATAGATATTGAAGCAGAAGTAGTGTCAAGAAAAGTGGTAGATACCGAAGTTATCCAGCAAGAAGAACCAGCAGAACAAGAGAAAATAGCCGAAGAAGTAGATTTTAATAATGTTTAATGTAATCGGTTCAAGCAGTGAGGGGAACGCCGTAGTTTACAACAAAAACATAATGGTGGATTGCGGTGTTTCTTTCAAGGCTTTACAAGGAGTAGCAGAGGATTTGCAGCTGGTTTTGCTTACGCACAAACATAGCGACCATATCAACCTAAAAACCCTCCAAAAACTACAAAGCCAGCGCCCAAGTATTAGAATAGCTTGTTGCGAGTGGATGATAGAAGAACTACCAAACATTAGAAACATTGATGTTTTGGAATTTGGAAGAATCTACAATTACGGAAACTTTAAGGTTTCGCCTTTCAAACTCTATCATGATGTGCAGAATTGCGGTTACAGGATTTTTATTGATGATTATAAAATATTCCACGCTACCGACACGGCTCATTTAGAGGGTATTTCAGCCAAAGGATATGACCTATATGCAGTAGAGCATAACTATGATGAAGACAAGGCGCTGAACGCTATAAAGGAAGCACAAGAAGAGGGTAAGTATTGCCACGCTATTGGAAGCATAGAAACTCACTTAAGTTGGCAACAAGCAAGGGAATTTATAAACAATAACAAAAAAGCAACGAGCGAGATTTTAGAGTTGCACAAGAGCAGAAGTTTTTATTGAAATGAAAGAAGAATTAGAAAAGATACAGGAATTTTTAGAAATAGATGTTTCGGAAAATCCAGAGGAACTGATAGAGCGGATAAAAACACTCAATGTCTATATGGCACGAAGCGGTAGAATGTTAGCCGAAGCCAAGCAGAAACTAAGAGAGAAAAAAGCATCTGAGATTTCTAAAACAATTTTGGAAATAGCCAAGCAGAATTTTTTAAGTGCCAAAGCACAAAATGCACTGGTGGACAGCATAGCCCAAGAGGAGAATTTCTTGGTAGACTGGGCAGAGCGAATAAATAAAACCTGCACTCATCAGGTGGATGCACTCAGAAGTCTATTAAGCTATGAAAAAGAGCAATTAAGATTAACACAATAAATAACATGGAACAAACAGGAATATTTTTAAAAGCAGGAGAAATCAAAACTTTTGATAGTGGATTCAAAGTGCAGGAGTTTTATTTGGATTGTAGGACTTACAACCAATTCACAGGAGAACCAATAGAAAACTTGCTGAAATTTCAAGTTTCAGGAGATAGAATAAACCTCCTAAATGGAATTAAAAAAGATGATTTGGTTAAGGTTCATTTTAATATCAAGGGAAAGTTATTTGACAAAGAAGATGGAACAAAAGGACATGGGCAAAATCTAAATGTATGGAAAATAGAGCCAGTAGATAGAAGAAACTACACGCCAGAGCCATCAGTAAAATCAGAACAATCAACTGAACCAACAGCAGAAACCGAAGAGGTAGAGGATGACTTACCATTTTAACACCAATAAGACTATTTTTTGAAAAATAAACAATATCAACAATGTTTATAAGAACATTTTTAATGAAATAAGCAAAAAAACATATGAAAATAAAATTTGAAGATATAAAAACGCTGGTAGAGGGCTGGGCAGAGAAGAAAGGAATACTGGAACACGGAAAACCAGCAAAACAGCTTCTAAAAACGCTGGAAGAAATCACAGAATTACACACAGCAATAGAAGATTACAATTTAAAGGAAATAGAAGATGCAATCGGCGATGTAGTGGTTACTTTGATAATCTACGCCAAAATGAAGAATATCACGCTTTTTCCTAATGGTAGCGAAGAGCTTTCAGATTCCAAAGGAACAGCACAAGACCCTTATTTCCTTTTGGATAACTGCAATAAACTTATGCAGTTGGAGAAGTTCACTAACGATTCCGTAGAAAAGTATCACGCTGTTCAGATGATGTTGTTCCTGCTGAACCAAATCGCCAACAGATTTAACCTCAAAATTTGGGAATGTTTGCACTCGGCTTACAAGGTTATAAGTGGCAGAAAAGGGAAAATGATTGATGGGCAATTTGTTAAAGACTAATGGAAGCAGGACAATACGCCACCCTAAATAAAGATGTAGTCTTTAAAAAGGTAGTTTACAGCAAAAAGGGAACGAAAGTAAAAATCATCAGCATAAGCGGAAATGCTGTGATTTACGAAACAGAAAACGGAAAACGCTTTCCGTGTAATATTAAAGATTTAGAGTAGAAGTTCTTTAAAACATTAAAACCAATAAAAAATGGAACGAGAGAGTTTTGTTTTTTATCGCAGTTTTTTTGAGAGTATCAGGGATTTGCCGAGGGATATTCAGGGAGAAGTGCTTACAGCCATAATTGAGTATGGCTTATACGGAGAAACAACTGAAAATCCAAAGCCGATAGCAGGGGCTATTTTGAAACTTGTAATACCTCAAATAGAAGCGAATAATAAACGATATAACAACGGAAAAAAAGGGGGAAGACCCACAAAAAACAAAACCGAACAAGAACCAAACCAAAACCAAAACGAAACCAAACCAAAACCTAATGTAAATGTAAATGATAATAATAAGAATATTATTAAACATACTATACACATAGATAATAATATTCTTTTCGAGCAAATTAAAAATTTGCCCGAGTATCTTAAAAATTTTCAAGGGAATAAACTTTATCTCTTCGTGGCTTATCGGTTTTGGGAATTATGGAAAAAGGAAAATCCTTCTAACCTCACAGTGAAGAACGCTAATGTTTCCAAGTGGTATCATGAAGTTCGTAAAATCGTAGAAATAGACAAAACCACGATAGAAAGGCTGATAGGCATCTATGCCTACTTTAAGCAAATTCAAAAGGGAGAGGCTGGTTTTAGGCGGTTTTGGTTTGATACGATAAAATCCATTCATGGCATCAGGAAGAAGAATAAAGCAGGGGAATACTATCTGGACAGGATTATTACCGAAGTAAATGAAGAACTGGAAAAGAACGAGGATTTTGAAAGGCTGGTAGTGGATTTAATCCAAAAAACGAAAGATTATGCGAGCAATAAGATACCTAAAAAATAGATTTGAGTTTGCTGCAAAGAATGGGAAGCCGCTATACATCAACCAAAACGATGTGGATGCTCTAAACCAAATCATAGAGTTTGCCAATGGGAAGCCGAAAAACACCGCGCTGGAAGATAGTTTGATGCTGTTCTACATTCTGCAACACTGGAAAGTAGAAAACAAAGAAAATCAGAAGCTGGTGGCAACGGAGAACAAACAAGGAATTTTTGAAATAACAGGGGCGGATATTATTCTTAAAAAACTTTCTATGATGCTGGAACCAAAAGGTTGGATTATTGAGCAGATAAGGGATGAATTAAGAGTTCATCAGGCGATGAATGGGATACCGAAAAATGAAAGAATACCCACCAAAGCAGTGGCGGAGTTGTTAGATGAGATTTTAGAAATAGCAAAGAATAACTTTCCATTGGCAAGGGAGCTAAATGAATACGATGTAAGATATGTTGATAGAGCCGATAAAACTAAATAATATTCCAGAAGCAGAATGTGAGGTTCTCAATCTTGAAGATTTTAAAATCAATCCTGATGAGGATATACCAGAGCCGATACCGATTTTGCACACTTGGGATGAAAGAGGAACCCTCCTGCCGATATTCACAGAAGATAATATCTCAATGATACAAGGGAAAGCGAAATCAAGAAAATCAACCTTTATCAGGGCGATAAGCACGGCAGTGATGGGCGGAAAATTCGGAGTGCTGGAATGCACCTACCGAAGAAACAGAATGGCGATTTTTGATACAGAACAGGGGTCTTATCATTGTTCAAGGGCAGTGAAACAGATTAGACAATTAAGCGGAAGAAATGTTGATTATTACAAACTCGCAGGGCTTCCAGTATCCAGCAAAAAATACTTGGTAGAAACCCACTTAAAACAAAATCCAGATTGTGGATTTGTGATTTTGGATAACATCGTGCATTTCCTGCTGGATTTTAATTCATCAACCGAGAGTTCAGAACTTAACGAATGGCTGATAAAACTCAAAGGAGAGTATAACACCCACATTTGTGTTGTGCTGCACGAAAACGGAAGTGATACAGGGAACGGAAAAGCAAAAGGGCATATCGGAACTTTACTTGAAAACACTTGTGAAACTATCATCCGAGTAGAAAAAGACAACGATGACAGAGGGCAAAGTATCGTAAGTCCAAAAGCAATGCGAGGATTGGAATTTAACCCAATTCTGATGCAGGTAGATTATCAAGGAGTGCCTTATCTCTCTTGGTATGAAGAAACAGATAAACCTAAAAAGATGAGATTATGACACTGGAAGAACTCAAAAAAGACCCAATGAAAGTAATTGAAAAGGTCGCTAAAAGCAAAGATATCAACGCCCTTATAAAAGTCTATGAGGAGCAGAGAAAAGAACAGAGAAAAAGATATAAAAACAAACAAAATCAAGATGAATACGGATATAGTGAAACCTAATATAGGGGAATTAACAAAGGCTAAAAAAACACTTGAAAAAGCCAAAGAACTAAACCGAAAGGTAAAGTTTATGCCGATGGGATATTCGCCGTCTTGGGAGCGAGAGAAGAAGATAATTATCGCTAAAAAGGAGCGGATAGACAAGTCAGCATACAAACCGAAAGATTACAGCATCCACACGCCAAAAGGAGGTAAAATCCATGTTCCAGAGGGATATCTTAAAGTAAAGGATTTAAGAGAGAAATTCTTGGAGAAAATAGGCTCTTATGTTTTAAGGCTGGATATGGAATACCGAAACCGAGTGAATGAGCTTATCTTGGGTTCTGTAAAGGCTTACGAATGGAATGAGGAAGCCTTCAAAGAGGTAACAAGCAATTATAAAAGAAAAAAGAGATACAAGAAATGATAGTAATAGTTTTAATCCTAATCTTATCAATCGCCATTGTGATTATAGCGTGGCATCTTGATGTTAAGATGCTGGGAGGTCAGATAGAAGAATTAACCGAAAAATTAGAAAGGTATGAAAGTAATAAAACTAATAGCGCTGGTGCTGTTCCTATGCAGCTGCAAGGCGAAAGACCCTTACAAACAATTCAAGAAAGAACTGAAAACAAAACAATCAAGTAAAGAACAAGTAAATAAACAATTAGCATGAACATAGCAGGAATGCATCTTACCGATTTTCATAAGAAAAAACTAATCAAAGATGCCAAATACGAGCAAAAACAAAGACAAAAAGCGATAGAAAGCCTCTCAATAGAGGAACATAAGATAGTAAGGTCTATTGTAGCACAATTCTACTGCACTACTGCCCTGCAATTAGAGCTGATAGATGAATTGAACGCCATTTCAAATATTGCAATGAAATACCCATTTATTCAGGACTTTATGCGAGGAATGGAGATGCTCAACACAGACCTTTATAAAATCGCTGTAAAAAGCGAAAAGGACGACCTCAACAGGCAAGAAATAGAAAAGATGATGAGTAGCATTATCGGAAAGATGCCCACTCTGAACCTGAAACAATTAGAATTATTAGAGGAGTTTATCAGGAATTTGAAACATAAGAAGTAAAATAATGGAAACAAAAGAATTTAAAATTCAGGTGCCAGAAGGCTACGAAATTGATAGAGAAAATTCAACTTTTGAGAAGATAGTTTTTAAGAAGGTTGAAAAAGAACTTCCTAAAAGTTGGGAAGATTTATACGAAGTTGGGGGTTGGTTTGTAGATTTTCAAAGCAAGGTTGTTACTTCAGGTAGTATGCGTACAGCAGACAGTGTTAAAAACAGATTTCCAACGAAAGAAGAAGTAGAAGCATGTTTAGCACTTGCTCAATTATGTCAGTTAAGAGACAGGTATAACGATGGGTGGAAGCCTGATTGGAAGAAAGATAATGATAAATACACAATAATATATAGTTCTGATAAAATAGATACTAGTTTTAGTGTTTATTCACAACGAATTTTGTCTTTTAAAACAGTAGAACTTAGAGATAAATTTTTAGAAAATTTTAGAGATTTAATTGAGATAGCAAAACCTTTATTGTAATAGATAATTAAATAACACCCTTTGAAATTTGATTTTGGGAATCCTTAAATCGCGCGACAAAACCAAAAATCAAAGTTAAAAACAAAGGAAAGTGGCAGAATATAATTTAAAAAACATAAAACAGGATTTCAAAGACAAAGGTATTTTCTACACACAGCCTGAATTAGCCTTGTTTATGAAAAACCTGATAGATATAGAGATTAGGGATGTATACGACCCTACTTGTGGAGCAGGAAACTTACTTGCGGTCTTTGATGATGATTTACCAAAATATGGACAAGAACTAAATGACCACCAGCTGGAATATGCACAAAACAACCTGAAAAACTTTACAGGATATTGTGGGGACACCCTTAAAGACCCTGCATTTATGGACAAAAGATTTTCCTGCATTATGGGAAATCCTCCGTTTTCAATCAAGTGGGAGCCACCAGCAACAGGTCTGTTTATAGATGAAAGATTTAAAGATGTTCCTGCCTTACCGCCAAAGAGCAAAGCAGACTACGCATTTCTTCTTCATATTATCCACCTCTTGGCAGATGATGGCATTGCAGTGGTCTTGAATTTCCCTGGAATCGCCTATCGTGGAAATGCAGAGGGAAAAATTAGAAGATATATCATAGAGCATAACTGGATAGAGAAAGTGATCCATATCGGTGGAGGCACTTTCGTGGATACCAATATCGCTACTTTATGCCTTGTCTTGAAGAAAAACAAAACCTCAACGGACATAGAGTTTATAGATGATGAGAAAAAGATAAGCCGAGTGGTAAGCCTTGAAGAAGTGGAGGACAACGACTTTTTGCTATCTGTCGGCACTTATGTACAGGAGGAAACAGAAAAAGTGGTAGTAGATGAAGACAAGATGAACGAAGAAAGCAGAATGTCTTCTTTGAGGATGATTAGGAACAGTATAAGGTTTCAAAGAGATATAAGCGTTTTCACTGGATACCCTTTTGAGCGTTTTTTAAACCAAGTAGAGGATGTAATTAAAGAATTTAAATAAGCAAAGATATGGGAGTATATTGGGACAGCAGTAGCAAAGGACAAGACAAGAATTTGAGAAGAACAAGATATCACAACTGTTGGAGGGCACAAAAGACAATAAACGGGGTGCTATACAGGAAGAGATTTAAAAATTTAATGGATGCAAAAATGTGGCTTGAATTATTAACAAAAGAAATAAGCAAGTTTTAACCTTTATTAACCTTTATTAAGTAAGAATAAATTGACATGAAAAAACAAACATTTGAAAAAGGAGATAGAGTTTTTGACTATCTCAAAGGCTGGGGGGAGATAGTCCACACATACAGCGATAATTGGGAAGAAGTAGATGACAATTACACTGTCTGCGTTGTAAAGTTTGAATCAAGTGAAGAACTTGAACACTTTACAAAGTATTTAGCAACAAAAACACTTTCTTTCACAGAATACACACTACAAGGATTCAGCCAAGAAAAGCCTATAAACTATGAAGAGTATGTAGGAAAGTGGGGCAAGTTTTGGACTGTGATTAAAGATGTTGGAATACAAAATACAGTTATAGGTCATTTGAGTGATTATAACGAAAATGATATAGAAGGTTTCCCTTTCGCATGTGAAGAAACGGGAGGGTATTATACAAACTTTGAACCACTAACAGAAAAACAGATTAAAATTTTAGAGCTATGAAAATGCAGAAATTTAAATTGAATCAAGATGTATATGATACTGCCTATGGTTGGGGGAAAGTTGTAGAGAGAAAAGAAGACTGCTATGAATATCCAATTAAAGTCAAGTTTCATCACAGACAAAAAAGTTTACCTTTATTAGAATATACTATAGATGGAGTGTTAAAAGGCGGTAATTTTAAAACACTTTCAACAAGAAGCTATCAATTAGTAGGTTTTTGCCAAGAAGATAAATTACCTTTTGAAGATTGTCTCTATAAATGGGGAATGTTCAGAAATTCTTTTGAAAACGATATAATAATTTCAAAATTAACTCTTTATGTTAAAGAAAACGAACATGCATTTAGAACAACAGATAAAACATTTTACAAATTTTTTGAACCACTGACAGAAGAACAAATAAAAGTGTTAGGATTATGAATGAAATAAAAATAAGACCTATTACAGAACTATTAAAAGTTCTTAGAGACAATACTGATAAGATAGTTTTATGGCAGTCTCCATTAGATGGCATAGACGAATTAAATGCTTTTCATGAATTATTTAGTAGAGAAGAGAAATATATCTTGAAAGGTTTGTTAATAGATTGGGGAGTGAAGCCTGATGAATATTTGGTGGAGCCTATATGGAATTTATTAGATAAAATGATTGAATATGAAACTGAGGAACAAATTAGATAGCATTCTAAAAGAATACATCAGACTATTTGAAGAAAAACACGAGGTGTTCTTTGAGTTTGCCGTAGGAGATGATTTAATGGGACTTTTGTGCTTTGGAGACTATCTATTCACAACGAGAGATGTAATCTACGATATAGACAACGATTTGCCCAAAAATCTCATCTTCCAGTGGCAGGATAATAGTTTTGATAGCCTTAAAAACCCTCAACATGCAAAGATAAACCTCCAATCCTATGCAAGGGGATTAAGATTTGAAGATTTAAATAAGTAAAATGAAAATAATAGACTTATTCAGTGGTACAGGAGGATTTTCTCTCGGATTTAAACGAGCTGGATATGAATTTACAGAGCATTATTTCAGTGAGATAGACAAACACGCAATCGCAAATTATAAACACAATTTTCCTAATGCAAAATACATCGGAGACATTACCACTATTCACGGAAGAGACCTTAAAGGAATTGACATTATCACTTTCGGGTCGCCTTGCCAAGATTTCAGCCTTGCTGGAAAAAGACAAGGACTTGCAGGAGACAGGAGTAGCCTTATCAAAGAAGCAATTAGACTCATTGCTGACATCAGACCAAGTGTTTTTGTCTGGGAAAATGTTAAAGGAGCATTCTCCTCAAACTCTGGCGAAGACTTTACAGCAATCCTGCAAGCGTTTGCCAACATTGGGGGTTATAGACTTGAATGGCAACTGCTTAATACAAGCTGGGTTTTACCCCAAAATAGAGAGCGAATATACCTTGTCGGACATCTTGCAGAAAGAAGTGAGTGCGGAGTATTTCCTATCGGAGAAGATGATTTTACTTCTCGAAAAGAAAAAAAACACCAAATTCAAACCCAAATTAGTGGAACACTAAAAGCTAATGGAAACATGAATGCAGAAGATACTTACATACAAGTAGGAACTTATCGCACTCATAATGATGGCAAGGGATTTAGAGGGATTAAAGAGAATGTTTCTCCTACAATTCCAGCCAGAGCAAGAACAGATGGAAGTGGTCAGCCAGTTATTAGGTATTCTTACCGAGATAACAACATCAGGAGACTTACAGAAATAGAATGTGAAAGATTGCAGGGTTTCCCTGATGATTGGACAAAATGGGGCTGTTATGATGGAGAAACAAAAGAAATCGCTAAAACAAACAGATATAAACTGATTGGGAATGCTGTAACAGTGGATATAGTAGAACTAATCGCAAGAAGAATTAAAATTAAAAAGTAAATCATGAACAATTCAGCATTTGAAGAAAAAGTAAATCACCCAAGTCATTACAACGCTGGGAGGATTGAAGTAATAGACTTTATAGAAGACCAAAACATGAATTTCAATTTAGGCAACGCTGTGAAGTACATTAGCCGAGCAGGAAAGAAAGACCCTAAAAAATTCAGAGAGGATTTAGAAAAAGCTATTTGGTATCTTAACAGGGAATTGGCAAAACAAAAATAGCGAGGTATAAACTTCGCTATTTCTTTTTATCCTCTTTGTTTTTGGGGTGTATTAAAAAATGTTTAATCCTGCTTGATTTTTAATTATGGCAAATTCGCCACAATTAAAACCATCTGCCACTTATTTTATTAGATGTGGCCTCCCTGATCTATTATTCAAGACACTGTAAATCAGCATTTTAATAATTCCAAATTCCCTAAAAACATCCGTTTTGTGGTCATATTTATTTTTTTCTGATTCCTTGCCAATTTCCATTTTCATCATAAGAGTGATAAAAGTTTTCACCTACTGGAAGAAGCTCTGCAATCTCACAGTTTAGCGCCGATGCTATCTTTTCCAAAGTAGAAAGAGGAGGCATTCTATCTTCTGAATGATAATTCGCAACCTGCTGGGGGGTCATATCTATAATTTTAGCGAGTTCAACATTTTTAATGTTCTTTCGCTGCTGAACTTCTTTTATTCTTAATTTCATTTTATATTTTTTTTGCTTTGACAAAGGTAATAAAATTATTTGTTATACAATATTAGTTTTTATCAAACAAAAAGTTTTAAAATTATTCTTATTGAAAATCAGTAACTTAAATAAATAATGCAAAAATATTTATATAATTATTTGTTATATTAAACTATTTGTTATATATTTGCAACATCAAAATAGAACAAAGTATAACAATTAAAAAATAAAAGAAATGACAACGAAAGAGATGGCACAAGTATTAAGAGAAGAATTAAAAAAAGCTGGTTATAACAACAGAAAATTATCAATTAAATCAGGTTACTGCGGTTACTCTTCACATATAGATATTACAATAAAATTTGAAATAGAAGGCAACCCAAGAGAAAACGAAGAAGTGATAAAAATAAAAAACATCGCCCAAAAATTCAGACAAATTGATAGATGCGATGTAACAGGCGAAATATTAGAAGGCGGCAACACTTATGTTAATCTATACTATAACAACTATTATTTAAATTAAAAACAACCGACCTAAGCAAGTCACAAAAAGGCTTTTAAATTTAAATATTAACTTAAAAAAAATAAAGAAAATGACAGATTATTTAGAAACACATAAATGGCAAGAATTTCATGAAAATGGACAATTATGGATAGATGGAGAAATCGCCGTTGTGCCCGAAAATATAAAATATCTTTATGATTATCGAACGAAATTTAAAGGTTTTGATGGTAAGCCTGTATGTAGAATTGGTATTTGGTCTAAATATTACGATAATGGGCAACTTCACTGGCAACTTGATTATGGTGATGGCAAACATGACTCAAATGTACCTAAGAAGCAATTTAAAACGCACTATCAAAAAGATGGGACACCATTTACAATATCTTAACATAAAATCAATCAAAATGAAAACAGCAAAAAACTTATTCAACGAGCTAAAAGAAAACCAAGGTAATTTCGGTCAAGAAGAATTAAGAAGCCTAACAGATGATTTGGCAGCTGAAATCATAAAGACTGACAACAGGCTGTTATCAATGGGCAAAAAGTGGGTAAATTATGGCACTTTCGCTTCAACGGCGCAGGCTAATAAATATCACTTCGGCGAAGAACTGGCGCAAATTATTGAAGAGGTGCTGACAGGTAGAATTACCCACGATGAAGACCACGAATTCAGAGTAGAAGACTACGAAGAACAGATTTCTGAAAGAATTTTTGAAAAATTATATTAACCTCCCACCCTGCACCAGCAGGGCTTTTTTATTCTTATTTTTATTTGTTCTAAATAAGAAAATATACTATATTTGTAGAGATGAATAAGGAAGATTGTTTGCTGTTGAGTGTAGCCAGTTATTTAAGACTGCAATATCCCAATGTGCTGTTCTGCCATATCGCTAACGAGAGGAAGACCAGCATACAGCAGGGGGCGAAACTCAAAAGGCTGGGCGTAAGAGCAGGAATGCCTGATATACTCATATTCCAGCCGAACAAGACTTATTCAGGTTTAGCGATAGAATTGAAAATAAAGCCCAACAGACCAACCAAAAATCAATTAGAAGTCTTAACCATGTTAAGCAATAATAATTGGAATACGGCTGTATGCTACGATTTTGAAGAGGTAAAGACTCTAATAGATAACCATTTGAAATGATAAGAATAAAACCAAGTAAGCGAAACACAAATAAACACACCGAAGCGGGTATGGAATTGCTGGAAAATTCCATCAACGAGGTAGGAGTGATAGAAAGTATATCCGTTACCAAGCAGGGAACAATTATTTCTGGACACGCCCGAAAAGAAAAATTCGACAAAAAAGGCTTTGTTCCAAAGGAAATAACCCTTGCTGAAAATGAATATCCTGTAATTGTCCGCAATGATATTGAAGATAATACAGATACTTATTACAAGGCACAGATATTAGCCAATACCACCGCACATCAAAACTACAATCTTGATGTTGAGGAAATAGAAGTAATCGCCGAGGAATACGACTTGGATTTAGAAGAACTTGGAATAGAGGTAGAAGATGTAAATTTAAACGGACCAATAGAAACACAAAATAAAAAGGGTGCATTAGAAGAAAGATTTTTAATTCCTCCTTTTTCTGTTTTAGACTCTAAATTAGGTCGTTGGCAAAATCGTAAGAGATGGTGGTTAAATAAGGGTATTAAAAGTGAATTAGGGCGGGATGATTTAGATTTATTCCCCCCTTCCGCGCAAGGAAGTAAATTTTATGATATAAAAAACGAACTTAGAGACAAAGGATTACCCCATTCAACACAGGATGTAGTTGTAGAAATGAGAAACAGAGGTTATTCTATGTTTGGAAATGGAGATGGTTCAATATCTATATTCGACCCTGTTCTATGTGAGTTATCATATCGTTGGTTCAATGTAGACGGCGGGGCAATATTAGACCCATTTGCAGGAGGTAGCGTTCGAGGAATAGTGGCTTCCCTATTAGGCTATAAATATCTTGGCAATGATTTACGGGAAGAACAGATTTTAGCCAACAGGAAAAACGCAGAAGAGGTGTTGAGCGAAGAACACTCCCAGCCTGTTTGGACAATAGGCGATAGCAAGAATATAGATAAGTTAGCCAAAGGATATGAAGCTGATATGGTATTCTCTTGTCCTCCATATGCCGACCTTGAAGTCTATTCTGATAATCCTGACGATATTTCAAATATGGACTATGAGGATTTTATAAAAGCCTACAAAGAAATTATACACAAAAGTTGCAGTTTATTAAAAGACGATCGTTTTGCTGTTTTTGTAGTGGGAGATGTAAGAGACAAAAAAGGGTTATACAGAAACTTTGTATCAGATACCATTTCTTGCTTCTTAAGCGCAGGATTGCACCTATATAACGAAATGATTTTAGTCAATATTGCAGGAAGTCTTGCTATGAGATTAAACTCTCAATTTCAGAAAAATAGAAAAGTTGGTAAACAACACCAAAATGTATTAGTGTTTTACAAGGGCGACCCTAAAAATATAAGAAACAATTTTAAAGAACTTGATTTAAGTTATTTAAATGAAGAAACGGAAAGTGAATATTTAGAAGAACAACTTTAAACAATGAACACCCCACAACATCGTAAACAATGGATTTTAGAGGAATTAAAGAAATCTCCTCTACTTTCACATGGGGAAATGTGGGGTAAATATGGGGTAAAGTGGGGAAAGGGTAAAACAACATTTGATAAAGACTGGAAACACGCCCAAGAAGAGCTAAAAACATGGCAAAAATCAATCAATGATAAAGTAATAGAGGAAACTACCAAAACAGAAATAGAAGCGAGAAAAAAGGCTGTTTTGACAAAAGTAGAAGCGCTGGCTATTTTATCAGATATTGCAAAAGGAACAGCAAAAAAGGTGGGCGACCAAATCCTTATTCCATCATTTAAAGAAAGAAACGGTGCTGTTTCTATTTTGGCTAAAATGGAGGGCTGGAACGCAGACACCAAGTTAAAGGTATCGGGAGAAATAAACACTATGCCGACAACTATTCAGGTAGAAGTGGTAATGCCACAGGAGGAAGACTAACATAAATTCTTTTCATAGTTATTATTTATTATTGATTTGCTACCGAGCCTCGCAGAGATGTGGGGCTTTTTAATTTAAAAAGCATGGACAAAAAAATAAAATTCAAAGCATCAAAGGTGTTTGCCGAAGTTTGGGGCGCTTTAAACGAAAAGATACCCAACGGCAAGACTTGGCAGCACAAATATAAGCTTATCATTGAGGAGGGCAGTTCAAGGAGTTCCAAGACTTGGAGTAACTTCCAAGTGCTTTATAATTTCCTTGCGAACAACCCTATTTCCTCGGCAACAGTATTGAGGGATACACAGAAGAGTTGCAGGGATATTGTGGAGAAAGATTGGAGGGAATGGCTGAAAGACCCACAAGTAAGGAAGAAGCAATTTGAAAGGGGCGAAATAACCATAGAAGAGTTGGACGCTTACCTTGAAGAAGAGAACCTTTATCAATATCTTATTGAGAATAAGACCAATCACACTTGGACTTTCAGGAACAATGGCAATATCTTGCGATTTACAGGATTGGATGATGAAGATGATGCAATGGGGATGACACAGACTATCTGCTGGATAAATGAGCCTTACAACTTCTCGGAAGAAGTATATCGGCAACTCGCCCAGCGTTCCAAGGTTATCATTTTCGACTGGAATCCGAAACAAAACCACTGGATAGAGAAAGAGAAGCTGAAAGAAACCACCTATGTGAGTTATTCTACTTTTAAGGACAATCCGTTTATTTTGCCTGAACAACGGATGCAGATTTTACCCTCCCAGCCGATAAAATATTGCTATGCTGTAACTTCCAAAATTCTCAACGAAAACAGCGCTAAAACCTACGATTTGGAGGCTAATCCATTAAACCTAACGACAAAACAAATCAAAGAGCTTAAAAGATGCAGATACAATGAAGATGTAGGCTCTGCTTCCGAATATCACTGGCTTGTTTATGGTCTTGGGCAGAAGTCCGAGAAACCGAATAAGATTTATAAGAATTGGAAAGTAATCAGCCTCAACCAATATAACGAAGTCGCAAAGCACGGCTACCGAAAGTATTACGGATTAGACTATGGTTTCGCCAATCCCACAGCATGCGTGGAAGTGATGTACGATGGCGACAAATCATTCTACATTCGCCCACTACTCTACAAGCCGATGAACCAAATGGAGGGAACACTCGGCGAACATCTTAAATATGCAGGCGTTCCTATTGGCAATGTAACCTTTGTTTGGGCAGATAGTGCAGACAGGGAACCAGGGAGCGAGATAAGTCTAACTAATGATTTGCGAACATTATACGCAATCAATGCTGTGCCGACCTCAAAACCAAGTTACAAGGCAAGGTTTGACTTTATCAACAATGCACGAATATACTATGTAGATGATGGCGACTTTGATAATGAATATCAAAACTACGAATACGAATTTATCAACGGGCAACCTACTGAAAAACCTATTAAAAAGAACGACCACTACATGAACGCCACGGAATACTGCATTTGGGGGATAAAGGAATATCTTGGGATAATGTTTTAAGTTAAAGGAAAATTTTTTGAAAAAAGTTGCAGAAATATTTGTTTATTATACAAATGTTTAATATCTTTGTAGTGTAATAATTAAAGAATCAGACATGAAAAAAGAATTAACAGAAAAAGAATGGGAGCTAATAGAAACCATTAGAAATTTTAAAAAGATTTATCCACCATCTATTGAATTAGAACTTTATATTTATGCATTATTAGATAAGTTGATGGATAAAGACAAAAAAGAGTAACCCAGCCCCGAAAGGGGCTTAAAAAAATAAACATTATGGAAATAAAAGCAAAAAAAGAAAGTATGAAAAATCAGATGTGGGATATTATAGTAGATGTTTCTTGGGCACAAATCTCACAGAAATATTTCGGTAAATCCCGTTCATGGTTAAGTCAAAAACTTACAGGAATAGATGGAAACGGCAAAGAAACAGAATTTACGAATGAGGAAAAGGAAATACTAAAAGGAGCATTATGTGACCTTGCAAATCGTATTCGTATTTGTGCCGACAAAATATAGGCTCTGATTCTATTATTACAACAGCCCTGCACCTTGAGCCTAAGTGCAGGGCTTTTTGTTATTCAAAGGTTTGGTCAAAGGTCTTATCAAAGATTTTTCTTCCCCATTTAGAGTTTTTGATTTTCCCTTTTATGGTTAATTCATTGGCGCCTTTATCGTATTGCAGGGCTTCCGTTCCGAAAGGATAGATGCTGTAAGTTTCTCCACTAATATAAACATCTATGTATCCTCTGCTCGGTATCTTCTCCCCTGTGTAGATATCCTCTCCTATTCGCCAGCGATTGTAGAGATTGTAGAACTCCTCAAAGGTTACATTCGTGAGCGTTATCTCTATGTTTTCCGTGCCGAACAGCACACGGCTGGACTTCCTTAACCTTTCAAGATTGATATTTTCATTTAAAACATCTACTTCGCTCGGCAGGTATGGTATTTTATCCGTGTCAGGCTCTACTTCTATTTTGCCGTTGTTCTTGTAATTTGTCACGATGATATTCTCGCCATTAGGTTTCTTGGATAGTCCACCACCGAAGAGCGGAAACCACCTTTTCATATGGTATTTCGGATTGTGGTATAGATTAACGGCTGTTCTTTTATTCTTTACGCCCTCGGCTGAAATAAAGCCGTCCGTTGCCGTAGCGTTTCTGTTCTTAATCACATCAGTCAGCGTGTGTTCTATCTTGGTAAGGATTGTCCCCTGTTCTATGCCTATTCGTTTGTCAAGTGTCAGCGTGTGGGACTTAATAGCGAGGATAGTATATTCCCCAACATTCAGTCCCTCTACGATTTTGATTTTATCCCCTACTTTGAACGGCAGGGTATCCCAAGGCGACTTTGAAGCCGTAAGGGTAAGCACTCCCCCAGCATCCGAATGGACAACATCAGGGAAAGAACCAGAGTCTATGTAGCTTCCTGTAATGGTATCTATCAACACCAAGTCATCATCATTGTCGTTGGTGTTGTCGTTGGTATCATCCAGCAGGTCTTGGATTTTATACTCATCAATGATAAAGCCTGTGGTCTTGTCAAGTTTCTTCTTTACGGACTTTATCGGTGTGGAACATTCCATTTTCGTGTTGAAGTTGAAAATATCCCCTTTCTTCTTGGTGGAATATTTCTTTGTGCCAAATATCAGGTTGTTGTAGCTTATATCTTTGTCGTTTTCTATGGTCAAATTCTCCTGAACAAAGTCTTTACTTGTAAGGTCGTACGCCTGAACATCTTTGAAGAAATAGTCTATATCCTCTACTATCAGTTGGTTTTCTATAACATCAAAGCCAAGGGCTAATAGTGGCGATGCTCCCTCATAGAACAGCGACTTAAACGAAGTGTTGATTTTGTTTTCGCCTAAAAAGATATTCGCCACGCCACGAAGAAAAGCCCCTGTTGCTACATATTGATTGGCGTATTTTCCTCCATCTGAAAGAATGTTTGAAGCCAATCTTATTTGTCCATCAGAGTAATTCTCTGCCACTTTGTCAATAGCATCAAAAAGGCTTACAACTCTGGACTTTCTGCCGAGTTTGTCAATGCTGGAAGATATCTTAAGACTCGTGTGCGACACTTTGCCTGTAATAATGAACTCTTTGTTTCTTATATCATTATGTGGCATGATACCTATCTTTACTATGCTGTTTGCAGGTAAATCACCTATTGCCCATCCTTCATTGACAATGTTCATTTCTGAATAGTTACCTATATCCGTGTCTATACTGGATTTTAAAAATATAGTATTTGAACCGTGTGGAGTTTCTATCAATAAAGCGATACTAAAAGAAAATGGCTTATAGTTTTCTCTGTATCCTTTATTATCCTCGTTATATAGCGGATTATATCCTTTTTTGAGACTGTACGACCTTGCTTTGAAATGCAGATTAGAAATTGAAAACACTACATTAGAGAGTTCATTTCTTGTATGAAATAGAGTGTTTTGCCCCCAATATGTTATCTCGCCGTGTTCATACATATAGCGTGGATATTGAGCCGCCCACGCAGGGTCTTGCAGCTCTTCCCTTGTAATGCTTGCTTTCCAATCGCCTCCATAAAGAGGAATATTTTCCCCTAATTTAGAGTCTTCACTTCTATTGAATTTTGGAAATACCCAAGTCTTTGGCGGTATGAATTTAATGTTTGAAACTGTCTTTTGATACTGAAACCAAGGGTCAAGGTTTTTGTTTCCAATATTTTTTTTATAGTTATACCAGTCGTAATTTTCTCCGTAGTCATCCATCCACCACTCAGTCTTTATTTCCTCTTCCTCTGCCTTTAAAACAATCTCACGGCTTCCTATCGGCTCTATTTGGTTTTCATCTAAATTCTTCTTGGCGAATAGGTTTATCGTGGTATCCTCACGAGTGTAGAACTTATTTTGTGCTTCCCTTTTCTTGATTTCGCACTCTATCACTCGCTGGCTGTTTTCGTAGTTCAGCTGGTATTTATTCAGGTTAATTTCAAAGCCCTCGCCCAAGATGTCTTTCTCTACGCCATTATGGACAACATACCACCTGAATATAATCTGCCCATCGCCTCCCTGCTCATCATACACACCCTTGATGATGTCAAAGGTGCGTTTGTCGTTGTATTCTAATATCTTTATCTTGGAAGTTTCGCCAAGTATGAAGTTGTCAATGTTGTAGTATTCCTCGTTTACATCGATGCTGATGTCCAAGGCATCAAAGCCGTCAGGCTCTTGTATTTCGTGAATACCGGCGTATTTCCCTGTAATTACTTCTAATCGGAAAATCTGCCCTACTCCACTTTGATATTGTATATTCTTAATCCCTTTCATTTCCCTTTATTTTAATGGTGTTTTTAGTTTTCTTCACTCTACTTACTGCTACTGGTATTTGTCCGCCTTTTTGGGTGTATATGTAGCCGTTAAGTTCAAATACGCTGGTCTTATCATATTTCCTCATCACTCGGTCTTGCTGTTCGCCTATTTTAGAGGCTAACTTGTCGTAGTCTATTGCTGGCGTGTTGATATTCATCGGCACTTGGATATTCTTAACGATGCCGTTAGACAACAGAACCTCATCCAGCGCAGGTGTTTTGATGTTCTCTAATATCTTACGCGTTTCTGATGCTGTGTAAATTCGGTCTCCCTGTTCCAAGTATTTCAGCCTTGCACCTTTGTCGCTTCCCAAGTCCTTAATGTTTCCGTGCTTATCGGTATGGATTTCGGCTCCTCGCTCATCTGTCCACGCCCAGCCTTGTGGTGCGTTTTTCGTTCCCACAAAGTATTGTGGCACTGGGTTTTTACTCATAATCAGCCCTGCTTGTAGCGCACCGAATGCAAGTGCAATTCCAGCAGGAACAAGCCCAGCAGGAACACCAAGTTGAGCGATAGACTGCGTTGCTCCCAATGCTCCGTTCATCAGTGCCTGTTGTGCCTGCGCCCTTTGTTCGGCTCTTGCCTTTTGCGCTTGTATCAGTTTCTCTTTCTGCATCTGCTGTTCCTTGATTACCATGGCTTCATCTTCCAAGGCGTTACGCTCGGCGATTTGCTCCTCTGTAAGTTCAGATAGACCATTAAGCGCATCAAGTCTTTTGTCAATAAATCCGAGTTCCGTGTCTGTTATGGTCTTCGAGCGTTCCAGTTCCTCATCAAGTTCAGCAATCGTTCGCTCCTTGCCTGATGATATTGCTTTCCCTGCAAAATCGCTGATTAGCGCTGTGGCCATGTTCATATAGTCAGCGAAAGACATAGAGAAGTCCTTGCCTTGCTGTAATATCTTGCTGTATAGGTCAGAAAACTGCTTACTTACGGCATCCAATCCCAAGTCTGCCAAGTTCTGCTCTACCAAGTTTTTGAGCGGTTCTAATCCCTCCACGATACGCAGAAACATCTTATTGGCTTTGTTCTTCTCATTCTCCATTATGGAAGTGTCCAGCTGTGTTATCTGTAAGTCAGTCTGTGCGAGTTGGACTTTTTCATCTTCATTAAGGTCTTTGCCTTGCTCTTGTAGAAGCGCCCTTTTTGCTTCCAACTGCTCTTTTAGTAGTTGCAATTTCTCTTTCTCTCTCTTATTGACTGCTATGGTGGTGTCGTATTCTAATAACTCCAAGAAATACTGCTTATCCTTGTAGGATATACTCTTGTCGTTCATTATCATCTGCTTCTTATATTCGGCAGTTTCTTGACCAAGAAGTTTGATATACTCTATTTCCTTTTGGTTTTTCTCCAATAAGGCTTGGTTGAGTTGCCTCATCTTATCCTGCTGACTTTCGTTTTCATCGAATAGGTCTTTGGACTTTTGCGACTCTATTTCCCTTTGTTCCTGCTTGTATTTCTTTGCAAGGTCAAGTAGTTTGGTGTAGTATGTATCTTTTTCTTTGATAACCTGCCCATCTATTTCTATTTCCTTTACGAGTAGGTCATAGCCTGTAAGTTCATTTTGAGCCTCCACACGCTGTCTTCGGAACTCCTCTAATAGTTTGTTATGCTCAAAATCCAAGTCTTTACGAGCCTTGTCAAAAGCCTCTTTGTCTAACTGTTCCTGTGTTTTCTCTTTCTTTACCCTGCCTTTTGGTGTCTTTTTCTTTTTCTGCTCCTTACCAGCCTTTGGTGGGTCTACTACTTTCACACTGCTTCTTGGCACAAGTTCGCCATCAACCACAGTATATTCATTAGCTCTTTTATTAGTGAATTTCCCGTTCGCAGCCGTTTCTCTCCAAAAGTTATTGTGAACAAAGTATTTCTGCCCTTTCTTCCTTGCTTCAATAAGTTTGTTTTCTAATTCCTTTTGGTTTTTAAGGTTTTCCAGCGCTTTTTCATCGCCTGAAAGAATTGCAGCGTTTTCTTTATTCAGACTTGATAGTTTCTCTTTTGTGGTGTCAATGATAGAGCCAAAGTCTCCCAGCATCTTGATAGCGTCCTCTGTTCCGAATATGGCATCTTTGATAGATTTCACAAAATACTCTATACCCTTGATAACAAGTTTAATAACAGTGCTAATTGCCACGAGATTGGTTTTAACCTGATTAACCACCAAATTAACCAAATCCCAGCCCTTGCCGTTGTCAAATAGGTTTCCTGTAAGGGCGTTAATCACATCGCCCACGGCTTCAAAAACATCTTTCAATTCGCCCATTATACTCACACCATCTGCTCCTCCTGTAATGGCTAAATCGAGAAACTCTTCCAATAGACCTTTGGCGATTTCCAAAACATCAGCAATAGCATTGATGAAATCCTTGTTGGTAGAAAGGGTATCCAAGAACTCTGTCCATTGGTTTTTGAGCCTGTTCTGTGCGCCAGCGAGGGTATCTATTCTATCAACAGCATCAAGTCCATAGACTTTTTTAAGCTCTTCGGCTACTTTTGGCAATACATCTCCTGCTACTACCTGCCCCTTTTTCAGCATGTCATCTAATTCGGAAGTAGACACGCCCATAGCATCAGCGAATATCTTCATCGCCCCAGGGAGCCTTTCCCCTAACTGCCCTCTCAATTCCTCTGCTTGGATGTTCCCTTTGGATACCATTTGCTCCAATGCGGTATAAACACCCTCTATTTGTTCGGCAGGAAGACCGAGTTTAGCACCTGCACCAGCAAAGGCTTCAAATACTTCTTTGGCTTTCTCGCCCTCCAAACTGGTGTTTTTCGCTGCTGCGCTGAACTTGGTGTAGGAGTCCGTAAGGCTGATAAGTTCCAATCCGTATTTTTCGGCAGCGCTTGAAAGAAACTCCTTTTGATAACCTACTTCTTCCTCTGTTTGGAAAACTTCTTTCATTGCGTAATTCACGGCGTTGAGTTTCTGAACGGTCTCATAAGATTGAGCAGCAATGTCGCCAAGCATTCTTGCTCCATCTGCCATAAGAATACCTCCAGCGATAGAACCAGCACGGCTCATCATTCCACCAAAGCCACTACCCATTCCGTTGAGTGCTGATTGGTAATTTCCGACATTTCGCTGGTTGTCGCCTACGCTTTTGTCTATCTTTTTCAGTGCAGAGTCTAATCCTACGGCTTTGAGTTTAGCCTCTGTAAATTCTTTGGATAGTTTGGATAGTTGCTTCTCATAGGCAGAAGCACCGATTTTACCATTTTTAAAATCATGCTCTAATAACTGCATCTGCGCTGCCAAATCTTTCGCTTTATTCTTGGAATCCAGCACTTCACTTGCAAATCTCTTGTAGTGGCTTTGGCTTTCGGATAGGATTTTGTTTTGTTTCTCCTGCAATGATAAGGCTTGTTTCTTTGCTCGTGCTTCGGCATTCTGCTGGTTTGCCAATTCCTTTGCTGTTCGTGCTTGTTCAGTAGTCAGCTTTGCATTGGTCAGTCTTATCTGCTGTGTTTTCTGCTCTATGGTCGCCATATCTTTGAGCGTTCGCAGATACTCTTTGGAATAGCCATCCAAGTCTTTAATTCCCTCAATGGTCTCTTTTGGCGTTCCTCTGTTCAGCTTGGTGTTGGTTTGGTCTACGGCTGTGTTTAGTTTGCTGAAAGACTCAATCAATTTAGTCACCCCTGTCTCCAATTTTCCTAATTCTTCTAAAGTCTCCTCCGCCTGAATTACGGCTAATTTATCACTCATAAGGTTTTATTTTTTGTTATGTAATTCTACTTTCTTTATTGCCATTTCCTGCATCTTCCCAAATCGATAAAGGCTGGTCTTGTTTAGGTCTATCGTTCGCTCCAAAATCATCTCAATGCTCACAATGGCATCGTTGATGTTGGTCGCTTCTTTGTCCTGTGCTTCTTTCTTGTTGTTCTCAATGTTCTGCATTGCCTTATCAAGGTTGGTCTGCCACATTGCTATTCTTTCCTCTATGTATTTCTTCTGCTCTTGCAGATTGTCGCTCTTACGGATTTTGATTTGTGCGAGGGCTTCTTTCATATCCTCCCAGTGTTCAGGCAGTCCAAGTTCCTGTCTTAATGCATTCTGTCTTTCTTTCATCTCTACGATTGCCAGCAGTGTGGTGAATTTGATAAAGTTGATTTTCGCAATCTCGGCACTTCCCAGCATCAGCAGGTCGTTGGTCTTGGCGTTAATAGATATGCTATACTCTCGGATGATGTCGTTAAACTTGCTTTTCAGCACCTCCTGTTGCTCTTTGTCTTCTTCCAGCTCCTCGCCATCATATCCCTTTATCATATAGTTGTAATCGCCTGTTTCTGTTATTCTTTCATAGTTGAATAGTGGCAGTTCCTTGGAATCTTTATAGAGTTTCATTTGTTTTTTGTTGTCTTCACAAATTTACTTATTTTTATTTAGTCTAAATAAGAATAATATATTATATTTGTCAAAAGATTATTGCTGTGGGGATTTTAACGAGAATAGACAACGGAATATCGGCTTTTAAGTCTGCGTTTATGGGAAGCAGTGTTGCGCCTATCTATGCGAGATTGAGTAATGGTACGCACTCATATAACTACGAAACCGAGCGTATGGGCGTGTTATCGTTCTTGGGAATAGGGAAAACTTACTTTTCGCCAAAGGAAGATTATAAGGCTTACTACATAGACGGCACTTTTCTTTCGGACTGCATCAATCTATATGCAGATTTTGCTTCGCAGGTAAGAATACAAGAGGTAGATGACAAAGGCGAAGCTGTGGACAATTCCGAATATCTGAAATTCCTCAACGAGCCTAATGAGTTTCAAAATCAGACCGATTTTATCAAGGAAATGGTGGTCAATCTGCTCACTACTGGGATGTCTATCCAATATGGTAATTTCTTTAAGAACGGCAATTTAAGGGCGAGTCCTTCGCTTTACAACTTGGAATTTAACAACATCAAGTTTCCAGAGATAAAAGACCCTTATACGCTCACAAGGGACAAAATAAAGACTTTAAAGGTAATAGAAACCCTTGCTGATGGTGTGCAGAGAACAAGAGAACTGCACGAGTTGGCTTTTTTCTACGATACCATAGCAAGGAAGAATTACAGAGGAGATGGAGCAAAGAACATGTATTTCAATCCTATATCAAGGATTTCTTCTATCCTCTACTCTATTCAGACTATCCTCAACAGTGAGGATATGATATGTTTTCTTACTTCTAATCCTGTGAATTCTATCATTAGCAGAAAAGCAACAGGGGCAGGGATTGCGCCATTGAGTGGCGACCAAAAAAACGATATAGAAGCGAAACTCAACGGAAGAGGAAGATATGGCGCAGGAATGGGTAAGGCTGGCGATGTTATCGCTACGAATGAAACTTTGGAAAGATTAGACCTTACAAGGGATAACAAAAAACTGCAAACCATAGAGATGCAGGAGAATGCCAAGGAAAACATCCGAAATAGATACCTAATTCCAAAAGACTTCTTCGGTGGTAGTACCTATGAAAACCAGCAGTTTGCAGAAGCTAAATTCATTTTAGGCAATGTGAAAACTATCACAGACAACTGGCTTCAAGAACTGACCAACAAGTCGCCTAAATACTTCAAGGAGCGAGGAACAAGGCTGATAGGAACATACGACCACCTGCCGAGTGTAATCGCCATTAAAACCAAGCTCAAAAACGAGGGCTTCAAGTTCAAAGCAGAAGCATTGGTATCGCTTTTAGGAGCGTTTGAAAAAGCGCAGGAATTAGGCGTAAGCAGTGACTTTGAGCAATTTGTCAAAGAGCGAGGCTTTGAGGACTTTATAAATAATGAATAATGGACAAAAACACAGAGAAAATAAACGAAAAACTGAAAGACTCTAAAACCAATCCTAAATTGGTGCAGAGCCTGAAAGACAAAAAGAAGATTTTAGAGAAAAAACAAATCGTGAAGAAATGATGATAAGAGCAAAAGAGATTCCTAACAGAACATTCGAAACAAAAGAGGATATGTTCAAGTTCCTGAAAGAGAATAAGAACTTCCTTATTTCACAGAAGAAAATGGCAGTGAAGCTGTCAGACCCTTTTGCGTTTTCTTTTGCCATAAATGAAAAGGGCGAAACGATTAAAACAGCAGAAGTGTCACCCGAAGAGATAAACACTATCAGGGTAAAGGCAGTTATCAACTCTACCAACATCTATGATTCCCACGGAGATGTTTCCATCAACGGAAGCTGGAACAGAACAGCCAAAAACTCCAAGAATATCTACCTGCTGAAAGAACACAAGATGAATTTTGAAAACATCATCAGTGATGAAGTGGAAGTGAGAGTAGAGAAATTCAACTGGAAAGATTTGGGTTTTAACTACCTTGGAGAAACAGAGTGTTTGGTATTCTACGCCACGCTGAAAAAGGACAGAAACCCTTATATGTTCGGTCAATATGCCAAAGGATATGTAAAGGAACATTCGGCAGGGCTTCGCTACATTCAGCTGGAACTCGCTATCAATTCAGATGCTGAATGGGATAAAGAAGAAAAGGCTGTTTGGGACAAGTATTACAATGATATTGTAAACAAAGAAGATGTTGATGAATACGGCTACTTCTGGGCTGTAACAGAACAAAAGATAATAGAGGGCAGTGCTGTGGTCAAAGGCAGCAACTTTGCTACTCCAACGATACTTGTAGAACCCGTCGCTGACACTTCTACTGCAAAAGAGGACTCGGATAATTCCACTCCTAAAAGTGTGATTGAAAATTATTTAGTAACCCTTTAAAAATTTACAAGATGAATTTTGAAAAGAAATCTTTAACAGAAATTGCAAAGATGTCAGATGAGGAAAAAGAAAAGTATTTCGCTGACAAAGAGGCTTTTGAAAAAAGCCAAAGAGAAGCAGAATTGGAAACCCTAAAAACTGGGCTTGAAACTACTATCTCTGAAAAAGAGAAAGAAACACAGCAGTCTATTGACAATGTGCTTAAAATCGTGGAAGAAATTAAGGCTACACAGGGAGGTCTTACAGTTGATGTCTTCTTGGAAGCAATAAAGAAAAACCACGAGGCGATTAAAAAGGCTTACGAGTCTAAATCAGGTGTGGTGGAGATTGAGTTCAAACAAGCTGCGCCAATCACTACTGGTGCTGTAACATTAGGGACAACTCCAAACATCTTGGGAACACAAATCGCACCTGTTTCTAATGTTAATCTTCGTGGAATGGACATTGAGAACTTCGTGTCTGTATTGCCTACTTCACAGCCTGTATATGCTTATACAGAGGTAGTTCCAAAGGACGGAAACTACGAGTTTGTAGCAGAGGGGAACAAAAAACCACAGATTGACTTCAAGGTTTCAACAGAATTTGCGAAGCCAAAGAAAATCGCTGCTTGGATGCACCTAACAGAAGAGTCTGTTTACGACATCAAAGGATTGGAAGGCGTGGCAAAAGACTACTTGAAGAAAAAGCACGACCTATTCAAAAACAAGGCTATCTTGTTCGGTGATGGTGCTGGGGAAAATCCAAAAGGCGCAACAAAGTATGGCCGTGCGTTCGTAGCGAACAACATGGCACTGAAAGTTACAAAGCCTAACTTCATGGATGTGGTGAATGCAGCGGTGACTGACATCGCTACTACTCACAACTACGAGGATGAAACGCCATACATGGCAAACTTGGTGCTTGTGAATCCAGTAGACTTCTACTTGGAATTAGTAGCAGCAAAAGACAACGAGGGAAGACCATTGTATCCAACGGCTTCGCTATTCAACACAGTGGTAATCGGTGGAATGGTTATCAAATCTGATGAATCTGTGCCACAAGGTAAAATCTTCGTGGGAGACCTTAGCAAGTATAACATCACGGACTACCTTTCTTACACAGTGAGAATCGGTTGGATAAATGATGACTTCATCAAGAACCAATTCGTAATCTTGGGAGAATCAAGATTCCACGCATTCGTGAAAAAACTTGATGAAAAAGCATTCATCTACGATGACATCGCTACTATCAAAACAGCAATTACAAAAGCGTAAGTATGGAAGTAAAGCTGTTGAGAGACTGGGGCGACCATAAGAAAGGCAGTGTTCTGAATATACTGGACGCTACTGTGATAAAAGCAGGTTTAGAAGTAGAACTTTTCGAGCCAGCAAAGAAAGAGGGTAAAGACAACAAGAAACAAGCTGAAAAATAGATACTAAATGCTGATAGACAAAACATATTTTAAAGGCGATTTGCTTATTCCCAACTTGGATGAGCCAAATCCTGATGAAAACACCACTGCGGTGAATTTAGATGAATTGATTGACAAGGTAGAGGAAGAAGTTTTGTCTTTCAGTTTTGGTGTCAAAATGTGGCTTGATTTCAAGACTAAATACGAGGAGGATTCTACCAATCTGCCACAAAATTATAAGGACCTGCTATACGGCAAGACCTACACCAGTGAGGCTAACGGCAGGGAGGAAACTTTGGTTTGGAAAGGTTTAATCCAAGAAAAACAAAAGGAGTCACTACTGGCATATATAGTCTATGTAGTCTATAATATGCACAATGTAACCCAAACGACAATGTTCGGGCAAACGAAGATAGATACAAAAGTAGGCACCGCGGTAAGCATCTCTCC